CAAGCGCAACTGGATCTTCATTTCCATATTACGCTAAACGGAAGTCTGAAGTTAAAGGTAAAATTTTAACACAAGTTAATGATATTTTGAGGAACCCACGCAAGTGCAGAAATCATTTACTTAAATATCCAATTGCAATTAATTGGAGAACACAGATAAGTAGATCTAATAAATTAAAATTTAGACAATTCTACCCACTTTCCTCTACATTAGCTTGTTGTGAGAAAGTATTATATGGTTCAATTATAAATCACTTTGAGCACACACCATTTACTCCTTATTGTTTTGGAGATACATTTAAGAATTTATCGATAAGATACACTAAGTGGCAAAACTTTAAACATATCTATTCATTAGATATATCTGCTTTTGATCAAAATGTATCAAATGAAGTATTAAAAATTATATTCCAATTCCTCAATTCACATGTGGTTATGAATAAGAATGAGGTCGCTTTAGCTAGCCTAATATTAGAATATCATTTAAATTGCTTAATACTAACTCAGAAGAATGGCAAATCTTATATGTTTAATAAACAAAAAGGTTTAATATCTGGAAGCTCACTAACAAATTTGATTGGTAGCTTAGTAAATATTTTTTACATTATTTATTTTAATTTTAGTGAAAAAGCGAATTTATGTCTAGACAGTTTATCTGTACTTGGAGATGACATAGTAGTAGCCTCTAATGTGAATATATCTTTAATTCGTTTTATTGATTTTTATTCTAGAGTATTTAAACAGAAAATAAGTTCTGAAAAATCAGAAATATTTAAACCTGGTGAACGTGTTTATTTTCTTGGTTTTTACTTTGACTCGAAAGGGCGCTATGTAAATACTGATAGAGTTAAGTCTCAATTAGTTTTTAGTGAAAGGTATATACCTAATTCAGTTTTAAGCACAACTAACCGAATTTTTTCAAAATTTTGTTCAATATTATTTAAATGTTCAGATGGACATGAATTTTTTGATAAATACGGACCTAGATTGCTTCGCCTTCTTAATTTATCCGATTATCCAGAAGAGTTCACTGACATTGACAATTTTAAAGACCCAACGCGTGTTCTGCGATTTAGGGACGTTAAGTACAAGGGATGGATTAACCAATAAAGGGTAAACTTTAA